GATTGGGATGAGGGTTATTTAATGAGGGACCTTAATGAGGAAAACATTGAGATAATTAAACAAATTTTAATTTATATTAAACCCAATCTTGCCGAACTTAATAATGATGACCAATATAAGGAGGCGTCAGTATTATTGAGAGACACTTTTAGTAGACAAACTGAGAATATTATTGATGATTACTCACATGAAAAGGATTCGGGAATGCAAAAAGCCGCTGAAGAGGAAATAAGAGAAGAGTTATGTGAACCATTCCAAAATTACGGGTTATTTGCCAAGTCAGGATGTTTCTACACATATGTAACAACCGTTAATGTCTTGTTGGGTATGTACAATATTTCGAAAGAAAGACATGTGGACCTAAAAGGGATGTTATCAAAGATTGGGCATACGATGTCGGTGGGGCCATATGAGGAATATATGTACGAGTATGGTAGTGGAGAATTTGATATCGATTCCGTCAATAGAAACGCAAAGTATGAGTTAGAAAAAATATTAGAAGAAATTGAGGATAGTAATAAGTACCCAAATCTAATTAAATTTAGAGAAATGGTTGATGAGGTTTTATCACAATATGATTTAAATAAATATTATAATTTAAAAAGAGGAACTAACACCGAAGGATTTCGAGTTACAAAATTAGACCCTACAACTAATAAAATATATTTAACTTACTATAAATCAGGGTTAACACGAGGAAGTGAATCTGAAGTAAGAAGTTATACTCTTGAGGAATTCCGAAATTTTCTACATAATCCTGAATTATTTGAAAATAAAATCTTGAACTTCCGAAAAAAATCTTAACTTTGTGTTATGCAAAGAGACTACGAACTTTTAAAGAGTGTTTTGTCCGTTCCATCCAAAACGTACCAAGAAGAACAAATGGTTGAGTTTATCACCAATTGGTTATCTGAAAACAATATCCCGTTTTTTGTTGATGGAATGTCTAACATTTATGCCACAAAACAAACCGATGAAAATATCGAATATTTTCCATGTGTTGTTGCTCACACCGATACCGTACATAATATTGACACAATCAATATTCGTGAGGGATTATTACCAAACGCTCAGAATGAGATGAAACCGTCTTTAAAGGCGTATAATGACAAGGGTAACCCAACAGGGATTGGTGGTGATGACAAATGTGGTATCTACGCTTGTTTAGAGTTATTGAAAGAACTTCCTAACTTAAAGGCGGCGTTCTTTGTATCCGAAGAAACAGGTTGTCATGGGTCAAGAAAGGCCGATAAAACATTCTTCACAAATGTTGGGTATGCAATTCAATTTGATGCTCCTGGCAATTGGATGGTTTCCGAATTTTGTATGGGGGTTCAATTATTTGACAGAGGTACAGAATTTTTCACATCTTGTGATGAGGTGTTAACTGAGGGGTTTGAGAAAAGACAAAAATACCAATCTCACCCTTATACTGACGTATATGCGTTAAAACAACTTTTTGATTTTTCATGTATTAATTTTGCTATCGGGTACTACAACTACCACACACCAAACGAATATGTTGTTATCGAAGATGTTTATAGTGGAATCGAAATAGGTAAAAAAATGATTGAGAAATTAGGATATGTAAAACATTCCTTTACTCCTAAACCAAAAAATAGTTACACACTATTTGATTAAAAAAAAAGGGGAATTAATTTTCCCCTTTTTTCTTTTTAGTTTTTTTAACTGTCTTTAGTTTAACTTCAGTGTTGTCAACGTATAGAACATAACTAACATCCTCAAGAACGGTTCCTTTTAAAACTTCTTCAGAAATAAAATCCTCAATTTTATCTTGGATTGCTCTCTTCAGTGGTCTTGCACCATAGGTCTCATCAAAACCAACTTCTGAAATTAACTCCAATACGGATTCATCGTAAGTTATATTATATTTTAACTTAACTAATCTTTCACAAAGTTTGTCCATTTCTAATTTAACGATTTGTTTAACCTCATCTCGTTTTAGTGTATTAAAGATAACAACCTCATCAATTCTATTTAAGAATTCAGGAGCAAAGAATTTTTTAAGTTCTTTTTTCAACATGTCTCGTTTATATTCTTCCTCAACATAAGTATTTGTTGACGATTTAAATCCGACACCTGTCCCAAAATCCTGTAGTTTTTTAACCCCAATATTTGAAGTCATAATAATCACGCAATTTTTGAAATTAATTTTTCTACCCAATCCGTCAGTAATATGACCATCATCCAACACTTGTAACAACGTTGAGAAAATGTCTTTATTTGCCTTCTCAATCTCATCAAATAAGATTACAGAATAAGGTTTATTTTTAACCTGTTCAGTTAATTGTCCGCCTTCATCATAACCAACATATCCTGGAGGTGCTCCGATTAAACGAGATATGGTATGCTTTTCTTGGAATTCTGACATATCCATTCTAATCAAATTTTCTTCGCTACCAAACATTTCTTTGGCCAATTGTTTCGCCAAATGTGTTTTACCGACACCTGTTGACCCCAAGAAAATGAATGAACCAATTGGTTTGTTAGGGTCTTTAATACCCAATCTATTTCTTCGAATAGACTTTGCAATTCTTGATACTGCTTCAGATTGACCAATAACTTTACTACCCAACCTTTCGTCTAACTTGGCCAATAATTGTGTCTCATTAGCATTTAATTTAGACAGTGGAATCTTAGTCATATTTGAAACGACTTCGTACACCAACTCAACAGTCACTTCTTTCTTTTGAGTTTGTAACTCAGACTCGAATTTTTTCTTTTCCAAATCTAATTTATCTAAAATTCTTCGTTCCTTATCTCTTAGACTTGCTGCCTCTTCATAGTTTTGTTTTTTAACGACATCAAGTTTTTCTTGTTTAATGTCGTGAGCCTGCTCTTTTAATTTCTCTATTATCTCAGGCATCTTCACCTCAACCTGACTTCTTGCCCCGACTTCGTCAATAATGTCAAACGCTTTATCAGGGAATTCTCTATCTGTGATATATCGTTCTGCCAAATCAACACATAGTGATAAAATTTCGTCAGAGTATTTTACTTTATGGTAATTTTCGTATCTCTCTTTACTGTGTTGTAGGATTTGAATTGTTTCCTCTTTTGTTGCGGAATCAACAATTACCTTTTGGAATCGTCTTTCTAATGCTCCGTCCTTCTCGAAATTCTTACGATACTCGTCTAAGGTTGTTGCACCAATACATTGGATTTCTCCTCTTGCAAGAGCGGGTTTAAAGATGTTAGATGCGTCCATTGAACCCGATGAATTTCCCGCACCAACAATTGTGTGTATTTCATCAATAAAAATAATGATACTTGGAGCGTTTTGTAATTCTTCAATAATTACTTTCATACGTTCCTCAAATTGACCACGATATTTTGTGCCAGCAACTATTGAAGTCATATCTAAAGATAATATTCGTTTGTCCATTAAATTTCTTGGACAATCTCCGTTAAAAATCTTAATCGCCAAACCTTCGGCAATTGCGGTTTTACCACAACCTGGCTCACCAATAATGATTGGGTTGTTTTTTTTCCGTCTTGAAAGGATTTGAGCAATTCTTGTTATTTCTCTTTCTCGTCCAATCACAGGGTCTAATTTACCTTCTTCGGCTAATTTAATTAGGTCTCTACTAAAGTTGTCTAAAACAGGTGTGGCAGAATCACCACTACTTCCTTTATCTTTATTAGGACCGTTATTATCTTTTGATTCTATCATGTAAGTGTTTTTTTAAAATATAAACTTTAATTTGGTAATTTCAACCCAAACAACCTTATATTTATAAGTATGGATATGATGAAACATTATACGAAGTACATCACAACTTTAAGGGCTGATGAGGACCTATTGGAAACTTACCGTAATTTACGGAGAGCATTCCAAAGGGAGGGATGGACCCAAAAAGACTTGGAGAGACCACCTTACTACCCAAATGATATTATGAGGAACTTCCAAAGATTTAGTTCTTTACACTCAAAATTATTTAATGAATTAAAAAGTTTCTTTCCAGATATTGACCATAATGAATTTGTTAAGTATCTTGAAGATAAAATGACATTAATTGATATAGAAATACCTTTAGAAAATGGCGATAAAGAAAGAACAGATAATCGGGACGAAGATTATTAATGAGATAGATTCAAGTAATCTAACAAAAACGGAATATGATACCGAAAGTAAAAAACTAATAATTGAGTTTAAGAACGGTATGAAATACGAATATGATGAAGTTCCTCATCAATTGTATACTCAGTTTAGAATGTCCGAATCACAAGGAAAATTCTTCAGTACTAAGATTGCTAAAACATTTAAATATAAAAAACTGTAACAAATTGAATTACTCAAATATTTATTTTTGATGAGTAATCTAAAAAGTATTTTAAACAGTTTTCATTTAAAGGATGAATTAAATCCAAAGATTTGGAAATCGTCAGGAAATGACGAAAAAACGATGAACCCTAAAGTTAGGACTCATCTATTAGAAATTGCCTATGATTTTATCGAGTCATTAGATGTTGACATTATTATTAGTGATATCATAATGACGGGGTCATTAGCAAATTACAATTGGTCTAATTATTCGGATGTTGATATTCATATAGTCGCCGATTACCAACAATTCCCCAAAAATACTCAAGAATTATATAGTGATTTATTTCATTTAAAGAAAACGGTTTATGGTCTTAAACATAAGATTACTATTTTTGGGTATGATGTGGAATTATATGTTGAGGACGAATCAATTAGAAGAGAAGTACAAAGTGCTGGTAGATATTCGGTCCTAATGGACGAATGGGTTGTAGTACCATCAAAAGAGTCCGTAGATATTAAAATAAGTGAGATTCGAGAAAAGGCTCAAAAATGGATGTCAATAATTGACGGTGTTGAAGAGAACATACAGGATGAGGATATAGAAACCGCTAAAAAACTAATAAAGAAATACACAACAAAAATTAGAAAGTTTAGGGAGTGTGGTTTAGAAAAGGGTGGAGAATACTCCGATGAAAATCTTGTATTTAAAATATTAAGAAGAAACGGGTACTTAGAAAAGATTAAGGAAATGAAAGATAAATTAATAGACAAAAAACTTTCATTAAAAGAGTCGACAACAAATATTGGTGGAACTTTTAAAACTGACTTAGAAAACGGACCAAAAAACCATGGTGGAAGAGCTCTCGGTAATTGGGAATCGGACAATGCTTGGGACATATTTTCACCTCCAGGAACGGTTGTAAATTCTTATACCGAAGGAGTTGTTCGTAAGATTAGAGATACGGGTAAAAACTCAGGTAAAATATTTGGTACTCAGGTATCAATTAAAGGGTCGGGAAAATTTCCTGACATTTTTTATACCCATTTAAAAGACGTTAAATTACAAAAAGGTGATACCGTTAAGGTTGGTGACTATATCGGAGCAATCTCAGAATGGTTAGACCATCCAGATATTACTCACGTACATATAGGATTACCAAGAGGGAATCATTTAAAAGACCTTTTAGTTAATTCTGACAAAATATTTACAGGTTCAAAAGAGAGTACTCAAACACCCTCAAAAGAAACAGGGGAAACATTCCTATCAGATTTAAGTACAATCTCAAAATCAGGAAAAGAATTTGTGAATTTAAAAAAACCAAACTCAAAAATTCCTTATGATAAAGATGTTGAAAAAATACAAACCGCATTACAGTTTTTAGGTTATTCGCTACCTAAATGGGGGGTTGATGGATTATTTGGACCTGAAACTGAAATGGCGGTAAAATCGTTTGAAACTGACAACGGTATAAATTCTGACGGTAAATTATCTGAAGAAGATTTAACAAAATTATTTGAATTATTAACCTCAAAAGGTTTTAAGGATACCGATTTAAGTAAAATTCAAACTACCTCAGATTTTGACAAAATTAATGTTGGTAACGATAAGGATTTTTATACCGCAATTTTAACGGGGGTTGGAGCACCAATTACTGAGGAAAATTTAAAATTCTTTTATGCTTGGAGAAAGGGAGAAGGAGGTAAATCAACAAACAACCCATTTAATACAACATTTAAGTTAAGTAAAGATTCAGGGATGTCAGATTACAATAAAGTAGGGGTTAAAAATTATTCAACACCTAATTATGGTATTGAGGCAACCGTTAAAACATTATTGTTACCGTATTATACATGTATAACTAATGGATTAAAAAATGATATTGGTTCGGACAAATTAAGTAAATGTGAATCATTAAAAACTTGGGGTACTGAAGATTTAGTTGCTAAAGTTTTATCAAAAGATGATGTAACACCACCTAAAATATACGCGTAACCTTATTTTTAAAATTAATGACGTACGAATTGTGTTAATCGATATATTTATATATAAAATAATTTAAAAAACAAAAAACATCAAAATGGGAAATTTAAAACCGATTGGTAGTGAAAAACTACAAGGTATGGATAAGATTAAACGTATGATTGAGATATCAAGATATAATGAAAATACTCCTCAACCTATTAATGAAGATAAATCTAACGAATTTAAAAAAGTATTGTCTGATGGCAACACCTATAATATTGTTAAAGAAAAAAACGGATACGTAATTAAAAAAGGTATTACTGAGTCGACTCAAGAGTATCTTGACCCTATGAAAAATAGAAAATATTATTCATCATACTCTCAGGCATTAAAAAGATTAAATTTGATTATAAAAGAAGTTAATGTTTCCGAAGGTTATACTAAAAATTTATCGTTATTTACTGAAAACGAAGACGATAGTGAAAGATACACTTTAAAAATGCCAACTGACGAACAAGCGGCACCCGCACCTGTACCAGCTCCTGCACCCGCACCAGCTCCCGCACCAGCTCCCGCTCCCGCACCCGCTCCCGCACCTGAAGACGATATGGGAATGGAAGACGATATGGGAATGGAAGATGACATGAGTGATGAGGAAGGACAAGATGATGAACCTGTTACATTAAAAACCATTCAAAAATTAACAGGTAAATTAGCACAAAAACTAAGAGTTTTTTCGTCTGACGAGGAAAACGAAATGACATCTAACGATACAAAATACGTGATTAATTCTGTATTATCGGCACTTGATTTAAATTCGTTAGAAGAAGAGGACAAAGAAGAAATTATGGCAAAATTTGAGGGTGACGAAGAAGGAATGGGTGAAGAAGGAATGGGTGAAGAAGGAATGGGTGAAGAAGGAATGGAAACCGAACCACCTGTATCACCTGAAGGAGAGATGGCGGAAGATTTTACAGGTGATGATATAAAGGACCCTAAGGCGTTTGTTAGAGACATATTTGATATGGATGAACAAGAAGATATTGAAGAATACCCAAGACACAATCCAAGAGGAGCTAGAAAAATTAAAGACCATAGATTACAAGACCATGAAGCGTCTCGTATGGAAGAAATGATTGAGGGAATGTTCTCAGAATCTAAAGTAGATAACATCTTAAAAAAATATTTTAAGATTGACGAAAGAGAAAGAGTTTTAACTGAAGAAAAAAAGAAAAAACAATTAACTGAGTCGGATAAAAACAAAAAAACAGTTCAGAGACTTAAAAGTTTATCTGAAAGTGTTTCACAAGAAATTTCATCAACTAAAATTATTACAAAATACCCGAAGGCAAAACTTTTAGGTAAGAATAAAAATAGTAACTTAGTATTTGAATATAACAATAAAACACTTAGAGTTACACCTAAAGGTAGTATTCTATGAGTTATTTAATTTATGTAAACGAATTAGGACCAAACTATAAAGGAGATAATATTTACGAATTTATTTTCTCTACAGGATTGGAAAGTATTTGGGGAGATTTATGGGAATCTAAACCATCAAATGGATACCCATCACCACCTGATTTGGAGCACATAAGTAAAGTTGGGGTTTTGAAGAACGATGAAATAACTTTATCTGTAATACAAAATTCTGATTATTTTTCAATGATAGACGCAATTGATGGAGTTATTGCCTTATCTTGGGAGAACGAAACCGAAAGTACTAATTTTGAGGTAAACAAAAGATTAGTGTTTAGATTCGGAGAAACTGAGGAATCGGTTAAAAATAAATTGTATGAAAGGGACATAGTTCTTGAATTTGAAAAAAAAGTAGTTTATGAAAACTAATAATAGAAAAATACTTCAATTAATTAACCACGGATTTAGTGGAAACCTTCTTTCTGATTTGAATGAGGGTCAAATAAATGCTTTACATAGTAGATTATCTGAACAAGTTACAACAAAGATAGAACAAACCAAAACTACCACAGTTCCTCAGAATATCGCCAAAACTACTGGTGCGGATATTGGTGATGTTAATGTTAAAACAGACGCTAACGGGAATGTTATTGCTACTGAAATTGGGGAAGATGCGACATTAAATGTTGTTAATGACCCAGAAGCGACTGAAGATGGTATGGATATCCCTGAGGGAAAAGAATTACGTGAGAAATTTGAATCAAAAAAACAACAAAAATATTTCTTTGCAAAATGTGGTGATGGTAAAACCAAAGAACAAAAAAAATGGTGTAAAATGGCCGATGAATTTGCGGAAAAAACAAATTTTAAAAAATTACCTGAAAAGAAAAAAGAAACAAAAGAAACATTTGATATGGGAGACTATTATAAAAAAGTTGCAAGCACTGCTGCAGGATTGACGAAAAAGAACTTAAACCAAATTTCACCAAGTGTTGGTAGTATGGGTGAAAGTGAACTTGAAAAGAAAATCATGAGATTAGTTGAAAAACACATTACACCTAAAATGACTAAAAAAGATTTCCTATCTTTGGTATCTGAACAAGGAACTAAGGAAAAAGAAAAGACTAAGGAAAAGGAAAAAACAAAAGAGAAAGAACGTGGAACTCCTTATAGTCCTAAGCCAGGTCCTGCAAAGGCTCCAAAGGCCCACAAACATGAAGTTGATGAACAAGATGTTGCACCATCAAAACCAAGAATAAAAGAACCTGTGACAAAACCAAATAAACCTGGAACACCTTATAGTCCTAAACCAGGTCCCGCTAAGGCACCTAAGGCATCCAAAGGGGAATTACCAAGTTGGTTGTCATTTAAATCAATAGGAATTAAATTAAAATAATATGAGCCTGAATTTAAAAATGGAAAAAATACTAAGAACTAAAAGACAGTTAGAGAGAAAATCTTTATCTGAAGGTTTAACAAATAGAGAACGTTCTCTTTTAACTGAAATTAAATCAAGTTTAAGAGAGGCTCCGATTGATTACGAAGGACCTGAAAGAATGGAACCTGGGATTGAAAGAAAAATTACATCTAAAGAAACTCCGTATCACGAACATCCTGCGATGCCTGGTGGTGATAAAGACTTTATTGAGGTTGTATCATCAAAACGATTTAAAGACTCTGTGGACAAGGTTAGACGTTATTTAGGTAACACGGCACCACTACAAGGTAGAAATCCTTTAATGAACCTTATGGGTATGGCTATGGGAGGTTTACAACAAATCTCAAGAATAGAAAGTCAAAACAAAGAGTATCTTGAAAATTTAGCAATTGATTTGGTTAAGAAAGAATTAGGGATTCCTAAGGGAGCGTTACAGTTTGACGCTAAATTGGTTCATGGTGGTATGGGTGCCGCTGAAGGTATGAGAACAGAACCTCAAGAACCTGAAGAAGAAGAAGTTGAAGACGCATTTAAAGAGGCGGAGGAACACACTGAAGATTTGTTAAATTTCGCAGATGCGTTTGAACAATTCAATTTAGAAAAAGCAAAAAGAAGATTTATTAACTCATTAATACAAGGGGCGGCATTTAAAGGTGGTCATATGTATGTTTTGGTTGGTGAAGAATTAAATAGATTAGACCCACAATTGTTAAATCTTTACGGTGTAACACAATCATTGATGGAACATATGTATTGGATATATCCTGATATGGAAGGAATGGCTGGTGGCGGCGGTGGACAAATGGGACAAAGTGAGGTTGATGAAGAAACTGACCCACCAACAGTTAAAGCGAGGGCGGCAACATTCCCATTACTTATTCACGAATTAGTAAAAGGTGTTTATGAGGTATTTGGTACACATGGTTTACCTGATGACCCAAAACAACAAGAATTGGTTATGAATGCTGAAGACACATTACCTGCCGAGATTTGGGATTCAAGATTAGGTCCTGTATTTTGGGAGAAATTTGTTGCAACATATCCATCGGAGTTATTTGAGGATGATATGAAACATATCCAACATTACCTTTTCATGAGGTTCTCTAAGTTGGATGCTAAAGAATTTTTTAGAGTTGCAAAATTGATTTTAAATGGTGACCCGCAAGGTACACAATTTATCCAAAGAATGGTTGACGAAATTATTAAGGATTTAAAGAAACAAGACTATGAAGATAGTATGTCTAATGACGATGATGACGATGACTTAGATGACATTGATTTATCTTCTTTAGGATTCTAAAATAAAGATTAAATTTATATAAACCCTCATTTATTAATTTAAATGGGGGTTTTGATATTTATATAGAAATAGTTTTATGTCATTAACAAAAGAACAGTTATTAATGGAGTACGTGAAGTGTATGAGGGATACTCCTTATGCGTTAAGAACGTACTTACAAACATACGATAACACAGTATCAAAATACGTTCCATTGGAATTATTCCCTGACCAAATTTCTTTGTTAGAGGATTATGAGAACTATAATGAAAATATTGCATTAAAATACCGTCAAGCGGGAGTTACAACAGTAACCGCAGGATGGGCATCAAAAAAATTAGTTTTTGCTAAAAAAGAAAGACCTGAGAAAATTCTAATTATTGCAAATAAGTTGGATACCTCAGTTGAGATGGCGAATAAAATTAAAGCGTTTGTTGCTCAATGGCCGTCATGGACTAATGCGGGGTTCTCAGTCGATAAAAACTCTCAAAAACATTATAAACTAACTAACGGATGTGAAGTTAAAGCGGTGGCAACCTCAAAGGATGCTTTACGTGGTTTTACACCAACAATATTAATATTTGATGAGGCGGCATTTATCGAGGCCGACAGTGATTTCTGGTCAGCATGTATGGCGTCCCTATCTACAGGGGGTAAGGTAATTGTCGTTTCAACACCGAATGGTTATGACGCAATTTATTATGAAATCTATGACCAAGCATTACGAAACATGAATGATTTTAAAATCACTGAAATGTTTTGGTATAGAGACCCAAGATATACTAAAGACTTATATCTTGTTAAGACAGATAATATTATTCATTATTTGTTGAACAAAGAAGAGTATGATAAAGATAACATTATAAGTTGGGGAGATGTTTCATTTGAGGATAGAGACTACATTAAACTTAGAGAAATTATGGACGAGGGTTATAAACCTTGTTCTTCTTGGTTTGAGGGGATGGTTAAAAAACTTAAATACGATAAAAGAAAAGTATCCCAAGAGTTAGAGTGTAATTTTTTAGGTTCGGGTGATAACGTATTTGATTCGGTATTATTAGAAAAGATTCGTGAAAATATGTTAATTGAGCCCCAAACAAAAATGATGGGTAACGCCTTATGGATATGGAAAGAACCTGTTATTGGTCACAAGTATGTTATGGGCGTCGATGTCAGTCGTGGAGATAGTGAGGATTTTAGCTCATTTCAAATAATCGATTTTGATACGAGAGAACAAGTTGCCGAATATGTTGGTAAATTACCTCCTGACACTATGGCCGAGATTTCTTACAAATGGGCTAATATGTATTCTTGTTTTGTTGTGATAGATATTACAGGAGGAATGGGGGTCTCGACCGCAAGAAAGATGCAGGAAATGGGGTATAAGAATCTTTACGTTGATGGTGTAGATAGTGCAAACAAATGGAAGTACGACCCTAAAGCCTTAGAAAAAATTCCTGGAATAAATTTTAACAATAAACGGGTTCAAATCATTGCCTCTTTTGAAGAGGTTATGAGACATGATTTTAAAATCTATAGTGCAAGACTCTATAATGAGATGAATACGTTTATTTATATCAGTGGTAGACCTGACCATCAAAAGGGTCACCATGATGATTTAATTATGTCTGTCGCCATGGCAACCTATGTTGCTGAATCATCATTTAGTAATTTAACTAAAGTAACTGAACATACTAAAGCAATGTTAGATTCTTGGTCGGTCAATAATAACCACTCCGCTAGTAAACAAATTGAATTCAATCCTGTAATGCCTTATGGAGGAGACAGAATTAACCAATTCTCAAACACTAATGTTGGTCGTGAGGAATATGCGAAATACGGATGGTTATTTGGTGGTCGTTAATATTTATAACTATGGGTAGGAATTTAAGAAAAAAATCAGGTAATTTATTCGCGGGTAGCAAGTTAAATGTTTCAGGTCAAGGGATATATACTGTTAAGGCGTTTACGGGTTATAAGTTACAGGTTGATGAACAAAGAAACAGAGTCCCAAGACCATCACAAACACCTTCCAATACACCAACCCCTACAGTAACTCCGACTAACACCGTAACTCCTACCATTACTCCTACACCAACAATAACTCCTACCATTACTCCTACACCAACAATAACGCCAAGTATTACCCCAACAACAACACCGTTAACGTGTGACTTTACTTATAATGTATTTTATCCCACCCCAACACCATCACCAACACCATATAGAAATTTTTTAATTAGTAATTTTGATACAGATGGTTCTACGGTAACTTCCGTTTGGTCTAGTTTTAGTTCAGTCTTTAATATTACGTACCCTATCAATAATGGGGAAAGTGGTAATGGGTTCTTATCGACAAATATTGTTGGGGATTATTTAACCTTTGATATTGTTGGCGGAATTAATTACAGTATCAATGTTTATGAGAATGGTATATTAATGAGTGGTTATACAGGTACCCCACCTTATACTGAAACTTATTATTTAACACAAAGTATTGGTGGAAATGACATATTATATGTTGAGGTACTCGACCCACTTAATCCACCGACCCCAACCGTAACACCGACTCCAACCGTAACACCAACTAACACAATTACCCCAACCGTAACACCAACTAACACAATTACCCCGACTAATACTGAAACGCCCACACAGACTCCTACCCAAACGCCAACACCGACACCATATAGAAACTTCTTAATTAGTAATTTCGACACTGATGGATGTTCAATGGCATCAATCGTCACCAACTTTAGTTCCTCATTTAATTTCACTTATCCGTTAACAAATGGTCAAAGTGGGAATGGTTTCTTAAACTCAAATATTGCGGGAGATTATATGACGTTTAGTATTTCAGGTGGGGTTTATTATAATATTAATGTTTATGAAAATGGTATCTTAATGAGTGGGTTCACTGGAAGTGACCCAGGGACTGAAACATATTATTTAACTCAAAGTATTGGTGGAAATGACATACTATATGTTGAGATGATTGACCCCCTTAATCCGCCAACTCCAACCCCTACAGTAACTCCTACACAGACAATAACTCCAACACCAACAGTAACAAGTACTAAAACACCAACACCTACGCCAACTCACACTATGACACCAACCCCAACGGACCCAACAAGATTCTTATTACAAGCGAACGGATTCTTTGTGTTACAGGCTGATGGGTCAAAAATTATTATAACCTAAACTATTTATAAACTAAAAAGAAAATGCCAAATCTACCGATATCCTCATTACCTGAATTAACCGCAATAACCTCAAGTGCGGAATATGTCGTTGAGCAATCAGGAACCACTTATAAAATAAAAGAGTCGACCTTGAACCCATTCCCTCCTGCTTATGGCTTATTTGCTCAAACGGGGGACAGTCTTACAGTATCCGCAACCACTGTTGAAACAACAATAGTAGGTCCAGGAAAAGGGGTTTTAATTGTACCCCCAAATACTTTCCAAATTGGGGACTCATTTCAAGTATCGATGGATGGTGATATTACTTGTATTAATACTGCAACAATCCATGTTCATGTTAGAACAACGGGGGGTGTAGTACTTATTGATACGGGTGTTATAAACTTAGATACCGCAACTAATAGGCATTGGTTCTTGAATCTATTTTTCACAGTGAGACAAATCGGTGTGGCTACCGTTGCGTCTATTTCATCGGGAGGTATATTTTCTTATGTTAAGGATTCTGGACAAACCTATGAGGGTTTCCCATTGAGTGAGGTTAATAACACCACATTTAATACCACCATACTTAACACATTAGACATAACTGTAACTTGGAATACTAATAACTCTGGAAATAGAATATTTTCAAGAAACTTAACTCTTACTAAAATATATTAATGGGAGTAATCTTAGACATATTAACGGTAAATTATGTTGGGGAACTTGCCAATATAACATTCTATCCTTGTACGGGTGGGAGTATTGATTTAGGTACCGTTTTATTACCATATAGTTATGAAGACGATAATTATTTTGGTACTTATGAAATATATGTAATTAACTACAATCAAACGTGTTTATTAGAGGTTCCGTGTCCTTAATAGGATTAAAAACCAGAACGCTTCAGTTACTTTAAACCTTTCGTATATTTATTGTAGAAAGAATTAAAATACTCACATGGAAAATAATAATAACGGTAATTTAACAGTATGGCAGAGGTTATCTCACGCATTTGGTCCTAACGCCCTGTTAAACCAAGATTACCCAACATATAAGTTCGATAGAAAAGACTTATTAAAGACCACTTCTAAACAAGAATACGACAAAGAGTTATTACAAGCTCAACAAACTTATTACTTAGCCAATCAGTGGACAAAGATTGAAAGTAACATGTACACCCAATCGGTTTATTACGAACCAACAAGATTGGCCTCATTTTACGATTACGAATCTATGGAATATACTCCTGAAATTTCTGCGGCGTTAGACATTTATGGTGAAGAATCAACAACAGTGGATGAAAATGGATATATGTTACAAATCTATTCCGAATCAAAAAGAATCAAATCAATACTAGCCGATTTATTTAATAACGTGTTAGATATCAATACAAACTTACCTATGTGGGTAAGAAATACTTGTAAGTACGGAGACAATTTTGTTTATTTAAAATTAGATTCTGATAAAGGTATTGTTGGTTGTATGCAACTTCCAAACATAGAAATTGAACGTTTGGAAAGGGGTATGCCAGCTCAAGCGGCAAAACAAAACATCGAAGAACCTATTGAAAATAAAGGTTTAAGATTTAAATGGAAGGCTAAGGACATGGAATTCAATTCATGGGAAATGGCTCACTTTAGATTATTAGGGGACGATAGAAAACTTCCATACGGTACCTCAATGTTAGAAAAAGCAAGACGTATTTGGAAACAATTATTGTTATCTGAAGACGCGATGTTAATTTATAGAACATCAAGAGCACCTGAAAGAAGAGTGTTTAAAGTATTTGTCGGTAACATGGATGATAAAGATGTTGAGGCATATGTACAACGTGTCGCAAACAAATTTAAAAGAGACCAAGTTGTTGATAAAAATACAGGAAATGTTGATTTACGATTCAACCAAATGGCGGTTGACCAAGATTACTTTATTCCTGTAAGAGATTCCGCGGCACCAAACCCAATCGATACTTTACCAGGAGCTCAGAATTTATCGGAAATTGCTGATATTGAGTATATACAAAAGAAATTATTAACTGCGTTACGTGTTCCTAAAGCATTTTTAGGTTTTGAGGAAATTGTTGGTGAGGGTAAAAACTTATCGTTAATGGATATTCGTTTTGCAAGAACTATTAATAGAATACAAAAATGTATGATTGCTGAAATGAATAAAATTGCAATCATTCACTTATTCCTATTAGGATTTGAGGACGAGTTATCTAACTTTACATTAGGTTTAACTAACCCATCATCTCAAGCGGATTTATTAAAAGTTGATTTGTGGAAAGAAAAGATTTTACTTTACAAAGATGCGGTGACCGCTATCGAAGGTATTGCACCTGTATCAGTTTCATGGGCCAAAAAACATGTGTTAGGATTCTCTGATGAAGAAATTAAACTTGATTTACAACAACAACGTATCGAGAAAGCGGTTGGTGCTGAGTTAACAAATACCGCGACAATCATAACTCATTCAGGTATATTTGATAATGTTGATAAATTATACGGTAATAAATCAGGGTCAACTGCAAACGCAGGAGGAGCCCCACCACCACCTCCTGGAGGTGATGAAGGAGGAGGAGGGGAATCAATGCCACCGCCACCACCCCCAGGACCTGAGCCAGGCGGAGATGCGGGAATAACACCTGAGTCATTCAAGAGAGATAACTTAAAAATTCTATTAGAATCAAACTCATTAACGGACGAAGACTCGTATATTGATTTGTCCAAAGGAA